GGCTGTAAGGCTGCCTTCCTGATACTGCTTACGCCACAGGAACAGCTGACTGGCAGCAACGCCATGCTGACGGGCGACCAGCGACACGGTCATTCCGGGCTCAAAACTCTGCTGAACAATGGCGATTTTTTCCTGAACACTTCGCCGTCTGCGCTTCTCTGGACCTAAAACATCAATCATTCGGACTCCAACGACTAGTCTAAAAACTAGTATTAAGACTATCACTAACTTAAGTGATACCAACTGTCTGGAGATTCAGGGGGCCAGTCTAGCATCATTAAACATCAACTTGTACCTTACTGGCTCTTCCGGGCGGTTTTCCATAAGAGCTTTTAATTGTGCTTCAGTCGCGGAAGAATCTTTATTTCGCCTGATCTCCGATTTCAGCTTTGATGTTAACGCCTTTTGTTGGGTATTAAACACTTGCATGTTATTTTCCCAGGTTTCATAATCCCTCATGTATTGTATAAACTTTTGTTCCTCCAAATCGTACAGCGGCTTCATTAATGCTTTATCCACACTGCTTTTCCTTTCTCCAGAATCAGCCAGTGTCAGCAAAAATAAAGATACGGGACTACGCAAATGATTAAACCGGCAAACATCAATCCCGTTTTGACTGGCAAGGGAAATAGCACCAAGGGCAGATGCGGCAACTAGCGCTAATGGTGCCTGTGTATTTTGAGTTACCTCATAAACCGCATTTCTGATAATCAATGGCAGTACTTGTACAGGGAACGGACGACTAATAAGCATGAAAACCTCTGTATAGATTAAGGATAAATTTATTTCACCTTAGCGGCTATTCCGCTATTAGTAGCGGAAATAGCAAGATGAAACCGTGTTCATTAAAGATAAAACGAACCGAAAACACGACTTTTTGATTAACGAATGCTGATCCAGCAAAGAAGATCACTCAGCAGCCAGGCACAAGATTTTGGCCCAATCGACTTACGTAAAGGGAAGCGGCCTGCTCGTTCAAGTTTCCATGCTGTAGATCGTGATACTGATGTGATACGCTGGCGTTCACGTTCACGAACCAGACGATCTGACCTCTCGCCATAGTTCTGTAAAGCCTGTAAACGCTGCTCGGGGGTAGGTTGAGTAAAAGAATTGTGCATGATTGCCTCCTGTGGTTTCGATGGAGACAATCATGTTTCAGGACGGGAGATTTGGAAAGTGATGCACTTTTGGAGATGCGCTTAGTAAGCGCTTAGTTTTTGGTTTTCTTAAGCCACTTTCTGACATCACTTGTAGTGAATGCGACCGGGAACTGAAAATCGTCCGAGGCCGCCAATTTGTTGAGTTCATCTGCAATTATAGCGGTTTTACTTTTGGAGCCACTTCCATATTTTTGACTGAACATAGTCATAAACAAATATAGACCTTTTATTTTTTCGCCCTTAATTCTTTGCCTTCTATCTGTAAATGCAGCTGGTTTTTCAAACCATTCAAGAAGTGTACTTTCTGATATATTTGCTTTCCACATTTCATCATAATCAACTTTAAATTTACTGACAACAGGAACGCCATTGTTCCTCACGACAGTTTCATGCATAAGCAAACAAACAGCAAAATTCTCTTTTTTAGTTTCAAAAACAGCCTCTTTTGATTTTTTCTCAACTGTTACGCCATTAAATTTATCATCAGGGTTGAATGAAGGAAAGACGGACTTTAGCACATTAACATCGATATAGAGATCATCATTATTGATGCCGTTATCACCGTCAAAAATCAAATAGTCCTCATCGTAAACACTATAGACATATACCGCACCAGATGAATCAGCCTTAAGACTAAATGACTCTTTATCAGTGAGAATATAATTACCATTATTAAAGGCTGCTAGTTTAGTCGGGACAACAACCCAATATCCCAATGCAGTCCCTGCGTATTCATAGTTGAAATACTCACCTTGAATTGATCTTGATATTTTAAAACCTTTAGTTATCTTCAAGTGCGATTTTAGCGGCAGGTCAGGGATGAATTTTAAAATTGAATGTGCCTTACTGTCTTCTGACAGGTAAAATTCATCCCCATTACTAATAAGCTGCTCTCCGCCTATATGTAGCGAAGGCGAAATACAGCGTGACAATCTACATTTTTTGCCATTTCCGCCAAAATACAAAAAAAGTTGTATACGTTTAGAAAACCATGCATCCAGTATTTTCTGAACGATATGCTGATCAGTTATTTTTGACAACGAAAAAAAATTAGAATTCATCCCTCTCTCCCATCAGGCAGACACTTATCATTTGTCGATAATAACAAATTAAGTGTCGCCTGACACAGCAATCGCCCCTAAAAAGTGATCCATCTTATATTTCACTACTCGGGAGTATAACTTACTATGTTCTTTTGAAGAGACTTACCACGTTGTTTTCCTGCTGTCGCTGATAGTTGTTGACCCTATCTTCCCAGATCTCAAGCGCCCTGCGCTTTTCAGGCAAGTAATCATAACGATCATAGTGTTTCGAGCTGACGTCATTCAAAGCGTGATTCTGGATACGGTCGCGGATCTCTTTGCTGATCCCCGCCTCCCCCATCAGCGTTTTACATGTGCGACGTAAATCTCGCGCTGTGAAAACTTTAAACTTAGGATTAAAAGCCCGGAAATACATGATGGAACGGGCCAGGCTATCGGTACGTACCGGTCGTTCGCCGTTGGTCGAGAGCGGGAAGATATAGGGGCTGTTACTTTCCTTAGTCAGTTCTTTCACTGAGGCTAATTCACTTAATGCCGATTCAGTCAATGGGATCAGGTGCTCCCGTTTGTTTTTCGATACATCGGCTATGACCAGTAACGTCTTTTGCTGCCAGTCAATCGCGCTCCATTGGCTGGCAATCATTTCAAACGGTCGCTGCCCGCCAGCATAAACGCAGAAGCGGATAAGGTGCTGCATCAACGGCCCAACGTTAGTTGCCTGGTCGAACTGCTCCATGACAATACGTAGCTCTTCCAGCGTTAACCATGTGTCACCAACTTTCTCCGCCGAGGATTGCTTTGGTATGGCCGATACCGGGTTAACCTCAAGCCCAAACGTAATCCCCACGCTGCTATTCATCGGATCGTTGTCGGCTTTAAGACCGTAGTTAAATGCCGCCATCAGGTAGGAACGAATTCGGTTTGCATGGACCACCGCATCTCGCTGGATAATGCCAGACAAGATCGTTTTGATCTGTAAGGGCGTGACATCCTTCGCTTTGGTCTCTCGAGGAATGACTGAATAGCACTCTTTTTCAAGTCGCTTCAGTACATCGGCCCAAGTCCGCTTATTGTCGAGCTTCATCTTGTTAACGTAACCATGTACCAGCTCTTTAAACGATCCCTGAGAACGGTGAAGCTGCATGATGTGCTGCTCAGCCAGGCGTTGTTGCTCAAGCTCTTGCTGAGGTTCTTTTCCTTCAACAAGCCAGGCCCCGTACTTTTTCGCCAGCTCATTGGCGGTCACCAATTTCATCTCAGGCCAGATACCTAACTGAATGAATCTCTCTTTCTTTCCTTTCTCAACGTAGTAACGGAAATAAAAAACTTTGCTGCCTGAAGGCTGAACCTTAACGCCAAGCCTGCCGGTACCACGCTGAGCACTGTTGCTCCACACGTAGTACGACGTGCTTTTTGTCTTCAATCCGCGTATAGCAGTCTCAGTAAGATTAGCGGCCATGAGGTTACCTTTCTAAGGATAAGCGTTACCTGACCCGATGCCCATTTTGGGTCAGGTAATGGGTCAGGTAACGATAGTACAATGAGGAGACGAGACAACCAATCAGAAACAAAAACAACATCATAACTGATTGATTATAGACAATTAAAAATACAATAAGCGTCAATAGCGAACGATTAGAAGCATGCCGATTTTATGACTCATAATCGCTTGGTCGCTGGTTCAAGTCCAGCAGGGGCCACCAAATTTTTGAAGTAAATACATATACTTAGGCCACTCTCGCGAGTGGCCTTTTTGTTTATTCAAACCCCATTGGCAGCAAAATGGCAGCGGGAGTTTCATTAAAAAACCCGCCAGCGGCGGGTTAGTACGACAGTTGTTGCTGCAAACCCTTCGGATGCGGAGGTGCAGAACTGATTTTTTGAGGACGACAAACAGACCTGACGAACGTTTCATGAGTAACAAAAGTGTGCCCGCATTCAATATTTGTGCACTGGTTATAACGTTCTTTGGTTTGGCGGGAAACTTCAAAGCTGCTGCGTGTATGTGCGGCCTGGCCGCACAACGGACAATTCATCATTTTAGTCTTATCCCCACTTTTGCTGTAATCGCAATAATGATACAACATAATTCCATTTTGTGAAGTAATCATTCCATTTCTAAATCATCAATTCTCACCTCAAGCTCTAGAGTAGTCGTGAAACCGCTATCTGCACTGACACTATGCGTCAGCGTGGTAATGGTCCATTCTCCATCATCAATGGGCTGTTTAAACCCGCTAACCTTCACCGGCATTTCGGTATACAGATCAGCCCTTCCCTCTGCGAGCTGCAGTGAAAATGTTGCTACCCCGCGCTGCAGGCGCTCCCACTGCATCTTTGAGCGGCGTTCAAGAATAGACGCCAAATGATACTGATCATCCTCAGTAAACCCGGCGGTATGATAATCAGTGAAAGTACCGTCATAAGGCGGGTCGCAATAAACAACATCGCCAGGCACCAATAAGGCCAACGTTTCGTCGTAGCTGGCACAAATGAACGTTGCGCGAATGGCTTTCTCTGCAAAAGCGCGGATTTCGCTTTCCGGGAAATAAGGATTTTTATAATTACCGTAAGGGACGTTAAACCCCCCCTTTTTGTTATAACGGCAAAGCCCACGGTAACAGTGACGATTTAAGAATAAAAAAAGCGGCGCGCGCCATTCAGGATCTTTATCGTAATTGAATGAATCACGGCTATCATAATAACCATCTTCACTATTAAAGACTTTAAACAGATGTTTGGCACGCTCAATAAAAGCAGATGCGTCTGTTGCTATGTCACGATATAGGTTTATTAAATCAGGGTTAATATCCGCGACAAGATAATGAGGATAGTCTGTTGCCATCATCACAGCACAGGAACCCGCGAAAGGTTCAACCAATCGCGGGCCAGCGGGAAGGTGTTTTTTCAGTTCGGACATAATGGCGGTTTTGTTTCCCGCCCATTTCAGGATAGTGCTCATACAACACCTCCGTTGTAGTGCTTGCCTTTAAGTTCTGCGATTTCCTGACAGGTCACACAGCACTGCACGCCCGGAATAGCGCGGCGGCGAGCTGGCGGGATGGGAGCATCACACTCCGCACAGAGAACACGGGAAACGCCCGGCACTCTGGCGCGGGCATTGTTAATATGGCGCTCACGATCTTCCTGTTCGCGCTGCTGGACGAGGTCCATTGAATCAGCCATTAATACAGCTCCTGCGCTTCGTTCTGGATTCGTACCGCTTCAACGCGAAGCAGTTCGGCCGCCTCGATATGGCTCAACTGACGAGAAACGATACGCACGGCCAGACTATCCAGACGAGCCGCCATTGCATCAGCACGGCAACGGCGCTCATCCAGGCGCGTTTCATTTAACAAAGCGAACAGACCAGCATCGTCTGGGCCTGTTTTCGTTGAGTGGGTTTTAGTATTTTTCATATTCATTTCCTCAGAACGCGGGCAAAAAAATGCCCGGCGGGTTTACGCCATAAAAAACGGGTTAATTACTTAGATATAACCAGAAACAGGGACAGGCTTACTTTTAATTTGGCTGATAATTTCAGCCTGCAAACCTTCTTTAAATTCTTTGCAGCATTCCCATTCAGGATCGACACGCAAAACAGCACCATCACGGGTTTTAATTTCAAAACCTTCCGCCATATTCGGGATGATTACGCCTAGAATAATTCTCAGCTCATTACGAGACATGTTTCACTCCTTTTACAATCAAGCGAACAATGCGAATAATTAAAAAAGCTGACGGCTTACCAGAATTAGATTTCAGCCCGTTTAATAATTCGGACTGATCGTGGCACGAGCGCCAGCGCTTGCCGTTATCCCCTGCAATCCAGCCGTGGCCGTAATGCATTGCCGGACTTTGCTTTACCAAGAGGGAAGCGAGAGAAGGTTCATTTTTCAGCATGGCTTCCTTACATAAATCCGAAAGTCGCACTGATACCTGTAACCGTATCAATAGTGCTAGCCATGGCAGGGTTAGCCTGCAGACGCGCCTGCATGGAAATCGCAGCCAATGCCATAAGGCGGGTAACAGAATTGATGCTACTAATCACATCACGACGTCCAGTTGTAGTCCCGACATCACCGGACACAGCTCCTGCAGCCACACGACCAATCTCAGCTGTCGCACTCATTACGTAATGCGGGAGTTTTTCTTTTGCCACTTCGTTCGTAGGTACGCACGGTAGGCAATGAATTTGAGCCAGGAACCCATCAACCAGCGTGGAGTCCTCAGTGATATCCGTCAGCAGCCAGATTTCCGGCGGCGTGAGCTGATGGGGCTGTTCAGGGTTAAGCTTATTGCGCAGCGTCTGGACCTTCATTCCTGCGCGGTTTGCCAGTTTCGCCATATTGTGACGAAGTGCGAAAACACGGCAGGCTTCATCAAAGTGAGGATGTTTGGAAACGCGATAATCAAACATGTTTAAAGTCCTTTTCTATCCCAGAATGGAACTATCAGGCTTGCATTGTGATTTCGCAGCCCTGGGCAGCTTCCATCGTCAACGCAAACATGTTGATTTCGATAAGGCTGTTAACTCCGGCTTTTTTCCTGATAGGCAGGCGGTTTTCCCGGATCATTTGACGTACATAACTGGGCTTGTAACCAGTACGACGGCAGAACTCATCCAGCGTGATGTAAGGCTCAGAAACCACGAGATTGATGCTTGGCCGCATTGAAAAGTTTCTATTCATGATGCACTATTCCTCTGTTAGGTAAAAAACACTATTCGGCACTTTAAAACAACATTACAAACATCTTGAATCGAGATGCTAGGATCTCTATATAGAAATGTCAATCAAAAAAAACACAAACCAAGATGATATGGTCGCTGTTCGAGATGCTGTTTCCCAGAACCGAGGTGGAAAAGAGGTAATAGCCCGCATCCTTGAAGCTTATGGATTTAGCACTCGTATTGCGCTGTGCAAACAGCTTGGGGTATCTCAGAGTACGATGGCAAATAGGTATGCACGTGATACGTTTCCAGCTGATTGGGTGATGATTTGCCATCTTGAAACTGGGGCATCCTTGGTTTGGCTTAGCACTGGGAATGGCAGCAAGTTTATTGAAGGGAAAGATAGCAATGTATTTTCACTTCGACATATAGACATCACAAATGGGAGCATGACGTTACTTAGAGATTTACAGTTTGATAGAGCGATGATTCCTGATGGTTTATCAAAACCTTTTATGGTTTCATTTGATAAAACTAGTTATCTTGCTGATACATATGACGGCGAGCTTGTTGATGGTGTCTGGTTTATAGAAATTGATGGTATTTCAAGTGTTAGGCAAATTTATCGATTCCCAGCTGGTAGAGCACGCATAGAAAATGGCAGAGCTTCATTTGACTGTCATATTTCAGAAATAAAGGTTCTGGGTAAAATAATTACTAAAACTGAATTTATTGGTTAGGTGTATAAAATGAAGAAAAACGATACTAATCCTGTTAATAGTAATGTAGCAATAGAAACTGAGGAAAAAAAACCTACATGTTTTGTTATAATGCCCATTGCAGACACCCCCGGATATGAAAATAGGCACTTCGACAGAGTTTACAGCCACATTATCAAGCCTGCTTGTGAAAAGGCTAATTTCCTTCCAATTCGTGCAGATGAAATAACCAATACTAACTTTATAGTTTTGGACATACTCAGACGTATTGTTGAATGTGATATTGCCATTTGCGACTTAAGCTCTAGAAACCCTAATGTAATGTACGAACTAGGTCTTAGGCAGGCATTTAATAAAAAGACAGTTTTAATAAAAGACGATATAACCACAAATCCATTTGACGTTCAAGGGTTTAGATATTGTGGTTATGACAGTTCCTTGAGAATAGATTGTGCTCATAATAATGTAAATGCCATTGCTAAAGCCTTAACAGCCACACACTTAGCGAGCAGTGAGGAAGTAAATTCCATTGTACAATTATTACGAATAGAACCAGCTCAAATCGGTGAGAGAACTCAATTATCAGATCAAAACACTGTTATTTTAGACGCTATCAAAGAATTAACCGTAAAAATTAACAGACAAACACCAAGAGCTATCGAAATAAAATCGCAATCAGAATTAAAGGATGAAAGCACCGCTATTGGAGATAGTTTTTTATATCAATTTAACACATACAAACTCAATAATCTAATCGGTAACATATATGACCTCAATGACAAAGAGTTCGGAACATATAGAGGAATAAAGCAAGCTCCGAATGGTAACGATTGCCATGCATTTACTTATAAAAACACAACAAAATATATAGAACCAGACTCTGACATCTTAGGCCAACTCGTTGAAACTGTTCCTTTTTAAATACAATGTCTGTTACTAAGCTTAGCAATGGAAAATGGCAGGCTCAAGTTTTCCCCAATGGTAGGAATGGACGGCGCATTCGTCGCCAGTTCGCCACTAAAGGGGAAGCTCTGGCCTTTGAACGACACATCAAAGATCAGGCGCAGGAAAAACCCTGGCTCGGAGAGAAAGTCGAAAAACGACGGGTTACTGACCTTGTTGAGACTTGGTTCAATGTTCATGGAGTAACACTTTCTGATGGTGTAAAGCGCAAAGGGGCGATGGAGTTTGCCTGCTTAGCCATGGGCAACCCTTTAGCGACTGAGTTTAACGCAAAGTTATTTGCGACCTACCGCGAACAACGTTTGAGCGGAAAAATAACCCGCTCAGATCGAGTAAAGTCCGTTACCCCGCGCACAGTTAATCTTGAGCTGGCCTATTTTCGGGCCATGTTTAACGAACTGAAAAGGCTTGATAATTGGGTAGCACCGAACCCTCTGGAGAATGTCCGCGAGTTTAAAATTGACGAGGCGGAGCTGGCCTGGTTAACCGTTGATGAAGTTAAAATCTTGCTTGCTGAATGTGAGAACAGCAGAGCGAAGGACCTGGTGACCATAGTAAAAATTTGTCTCGCTACTGGCGCAAGATGGGGTGAGGCTGAATCCATCACCGGTAAGCAGATTAGCCCGGGCAAGATCACGTATATCAAAACGAAAGGAAAAAAGAACAGAGCTGTTCCAATCAGTGAAGAACTGTATCAGATGCTCCCCAAAATGAGAACATCAAAACCTGTGTTTACGGGGTGCTATTCTGCATTTCGTGGGGCTGTTAAGAGAGCGGGGATTGAACTACCGGACGGGCAGCTATCACATGTATTACGACATACATTTGCAAGCCACTTCATGATGCGGGGGGCAACATACTCGTTTTGCAGCGTATTCTCGGACACTCTGATATTAAAGTAACTATGCGGTATGCTCACTTTGCACCAGATCATCTTAACGAGGCGATAAAACTCAACCCTTTAAATCTAATTTGATTAAAGAAAAGAAAGTTAATGCCGATACTTAATGAAAAACCCGAGGAGAACGAACTTGAAAATATTATATGACCAATATCAACTAGAAACAGTAATATTTATATTCTGCCTATACATCTTTATCGCTTTCGTAAATGGATGGTATAAACTCTCTCCAAAACCATTATATGAACACCCATTTTTCTGGGCTTCAATATTTCTTCCCGTTTTGATTTTCTGTATTTGCGCCTATTATGACTTGCAAAACAAAACAATATCCAATAATAGCATTGAACAATATGATATATCGACATTTACATTGTCTATATTAGCATTAGTATTGCCAGCCACAACAATTCTCGCCGCTATTCATAGATCTATACAAACTGACGAACAAATAAAAGTTACGGAAAAAAAGAATGAGAGCGACAAATACTACGCCCATCAAAAATATATTGTAGAATGTTTGAATTCATTAACAAAGTATGAAGTAAAAAGCTCATGGAACAATAATGACAATAGCAGAGTTATTACTGTTTCAAATCCTCACAAACTCTATCGGCAAGCATTTAAAAAATCATCTCCGGAAAACGTTTCGTTTGAATTAAATGAATTTATTAACCAAGCTTTCCCCGCTCTTTGGAAGTGGTTGAATGAAGAATTATGCTTGCTTCACAAAAATAACTCACCTGCTATTTCAGCTAATTTTCTTTATAAAGCAGAGGGAAGGTTAGTAGGTTTATCACGTCACCTGGGATTCTCAAGACCAAATGGTCCTTGGAGCGCAAATATTAATAACAACTTTAATTTGATCACTTCCTTCTTAAGCGAAGAAGAGTTCATTAGAACAATACATTATTATAATGAAGTCACTTCTGAAGTATGTGATATTTTAAATATTGAGATTGACTTTGGTAAAATATGTCCTGACGTAATGAATTATATTTATGGCGGCAAGAAAATTTTACAATGTTACCATCCAAATTTCATAGGTTACATGCCATACAAGCAACCGATGTTTACATGA